AGCTCTAAGGCAGATGGAATTTCAAGAAAGGATGTCATCTACTGCCTTTCAAAGAGGTGCAGCAGATCTTAAAGCAGCAGGGTTTAATCCCATGTTAGCTGCTATGGGGTCTAATGCTTCAACCCCTTCCGGTGCTGGTGGTTCCGGTGCCTCGGGGTCTGGTGCTTCTGCATCCGGTTCACAAGCTACCTTTCAAACGGCTAAAATGGAAAACGCTCTACAAGCATTTTCTACGGTAGCTAAAGATGTAGCTCAAATTAATAACACTGAAGCTCATACGGGTTTGATTAAAGCTCAAACCGGTGAAACAGGTGTTAAAACTAAAGTTATGGAGAAGGATTTGCCAAAATCCGATATTATTAATGATCTTTATGAAATCATTAAACCATATACTAAAAAGTTAAAAGAATCTTTAGGTACTGAAGCTCAGAAAAAATCAGTTCATAATGAAAAACAGATTAAAAATTATGAAAAATTAACAGGAAAAAAATTCCATTTTCACCCAGGAGGTCGTCCGTGAAAGTAAAATCAATAACAACAGATCGTAATCGAAATCAAAGACTAAAGGTCTTTACTGAAAATCATGAGGTGTCTAAAACTCAACAACAATTCGCTGATCAAGTCGAAATAAATAATATAATTAAGAAATATCAGAAAACGGGACAATGGTTACATGTCACTTCAAAAACTGGCATTTATGCCGATGTCTCTCAAATTGGCGATTACGCTCAATGCCTTCAAAAAGTACTAGATGCAAACTCTGCATTCTCGTCTCTACCTTCTAACATTCGAGCAAGGTTCTCGAATGATCCCGCTCAACTTCTATCCTTCCTTCAAGATCCTTCAAATAAAGAAGAAGCGGAAAAATTAGGTTTATTAAATAAGCCTTCAATGTCCAATCTCTCAAACGCTAACGATTTAAACGAAAGCGATAAAGAAAAGGACAAAAGCGATAAAAAAGAAAAACCTTAAATATCCCCTTATAATACTCCCCAATTTCCTATTGGGGAGTTAACCAAGCGGAGCGCGGTCAGTCTCTCTCTCTCTCTTCGATCCCGGCCCAGGCCGGAACGCCAAAGGCAAAAGCGTCGCCCTTCGGGCGTCTAAACGCTCAAACAACGGGATGGTTCGATACCATCCCGTTGTTTTCTGATAACAAAAAAATATAAACATTTCTAAAAATAATACCTTTACAAATCTTGCCTCAATCACAGATTGAGGAACCGATAAACGTGCAGCGATGCACATAACAAAAAAGGAGGATCTTATGATCCTAAAAGCATTCTCAATTCGTGATTCTAAATCCGAAACCTTCAATATCCCGTTTTTTAAACGGGCTCACGGTGAAGCCGAACGTGACTTCTCTGCTGTAGTTCGCGATCCCAAAACCTCTCCTGGTCAATTTCCAGAAGACTACGATCTCTATTACGTCGGTCATTATGACGACAATACAGGGGTCTTCGAACCCCTAGACACACCACAGCATATGCTCAAAGGTACAGCAGTTCAATCTGCTTAACACACCCGGCCTATATACACTCCCTTGTTGTATATAGGCCCACTGACACGATACTCTTAAAAAGGAGGAAATATGCGTAGACGTCCACTTTCCAAAAAATCATCCCGTAAATCGTTCCGTAGGAACACTGGGGTCAATAAAATTAACAATATGAATCCGCGATCATTCCGCGGTGGAATAAGACTCTAAAAAAAAAGGAAAGAGCAATGCACTGCCCCTTCCCTAGATCCGTCGGCTTCCATGCTGACGGTAAGACCTTATCTTGGTCTCCTAAACACCATAACAAAGAATACGCGACATTCCAATTACCGTGTGGAAAATGTATAGCTTGCCGTCTCGATTATGCACGCCAATGGGCGATTAGATGTGTTCATGAATCTAAAATGCATGAGCGTAACTGCTTTGTAACATTAACCTATTCAGACGAAAATCTAAAAAGTCCCACTTTGGTATATTCGGACTTTCAGAAATTTATGAAAAAACTCCGTAAACTACAAGATGACCCGATTGGGGTCTTTGTTACGGGGGAATATGGTGAAAAAACTAAACGTCCGCATTGGCATTGTATATTGTTTAATTACGAGCCTACTGACGGCTTGCACAGTCGTACCACAGTACAAGGGCATAGAGTGTACACTTCGGCCCTTCTCGACAGAACCTGGGGTTACGGGCTTACCGAATATGGAGCCGTGTCGTTTGATTCCGCCGGATACTGTGCTAGATATGCGGCAAAAAAATTAGTACACGGAAAAGATCAAGATCACGATTACCATCCGATTTCAAAAAAAAGCTCAAAACATGCTATAGGAAAAAAATTCCTAGAAAAGTTCTGGCCTGATGTATTTAATTCAGGCCAAATTGTTCTAGATAACGGCAAAACATGCTCGATCCCTAGGTATTATGAAAAATGGTTTAAAGAAAATCATCCAGAGGAATATCTACGTTATGTTACAGAAACAAAAATCAAACGAATCGAACACGCAACTAAAAAAAAAGAACTTGAAAACGATAATCAGGCGAAAGCCAATTCAAAAAGAAGGGAACTCTCACCTCTTAAAGGTTTTCAACGAACACCAAGCCAAGCAAAATATGAAATATTAAAATCAAAATTCCAATTGCTTCAAAATTCCTTGAAGCTTTAACAAAGGAAGAAAAATGCTAGGATCCCGTAATTCTCAACATAGTTTTGCACAGATTCCTGATGTAAAAATTCAACGGTCACAGTTCGATAGGTCTTTTAGTATTAAAGACACATTTGACTTTGATTACTTAGTACCGATCTTCGTAGACGAAATGCTTCCAGGCGATACAGCTAGGGTTAATGTCAATACCTTTGCTCGCTTGGCAACCCAAAAAGTACCTATTATGGATAATATGTATATAGATTACTTTTTCTTCTTCGTACCTAATCGACTTCTCTGGACCAATTGGGAAAAAATGAATGGTGCTCAAACTGATCCTGGCGATTCTACAGATTTTATTCTTCCCTCAATGACAATGACTGCTGGTGGTCCTGAAGTTGGTTCAATTTTTGATAAAATGGGATTACCTACTGACATTGCTACTGGTTACACTGTACCAAATACTTTGCCGCTCCGCGCATATTTGAAAATCTATAATGATTGGTTCAGGGATCAAAATCTTCAAGACTCTGTTGTAGTACCTACTGATGATGGTCCTGATGTGCCTGGAGACTTTACTTTATTGAAACGAGGCAAGCGCCATGATTACTTCACCAGTGCCCTGCCATGGCCTCAAAAAGGCGATGCCGTTAGTCTTCCTTTAGGCACCACAGCTCCTATTATTACGGACGGTACAACTCCGAGTGTTCGTACTGGAGCAGACGCAACAGAACGAACACTTAGGATTACCAATCCAACTAACAACATTTCTGCTTCCGCTGGCGCTATTGATATTACAGAAAATCTTACTTATATAAACTCGGGCCTTCAGGCGGATCTTTCTGATGCCGCAGCTGCTACTATTAATCAACTTCGAGAAGCGTTCTCAATGCAAGCGCTCTTCGAACTCGACGCTCGAGGAGGTACTCGCTATGTCGAAATTGTTAGAGCCCATTTTAATGTCACTATACCTGACTTTCGTCTTCAAAGAGCCGAATTTCTCGGCGGTGGAACCTCTAAAATTAACTCCCATCCTGTTGCGCAAACGGCTATTACGTCGGGATCAAATGCTCTTGGACAGTTGGCAGCCTTCGCTACGTCTAGTACCTCTGGTGGCGCTGTCGGGTTCTCTAAAAGTTTCGTAGAACACGGCTATGTAATTGGCCTTGCATGTGCTAGAGCCGACTTGACCTATCAACAGGGCATAAATAAAATGTGGTTAAGATCCACAAGGTATGATTTTTATTGGCCAAAATTGTCTGAACTAGGCGAACAAGCTATTCTTAATAAAGAAATTTATGTGCAAGGTACTGCTGCGGATACTCAAGTATTTGGATATCAAGAACGCTATGCCGAGTATCGTTACAAACCTTCAGAAATTCATGGTGAATTTCGTTCTACTTATGCAACTTCTATTGATCAATGGCATCTTGCTGAAGAATTCGGATCTCTCCCGGCACTTAACGCTACTTTCATCGTACAGAATACTCCTATTGAACGAGCTATTGCAGTTACAACAGAACCACATCTCTTGTTTGATGCTTACTTCTCTTTTAAACACGCCAGGCCGATGCCTGTATATTCAGTACCCGCTACCTTAGGGAGGTTCTAGATGTTTCCAGCTATTGCTGCTGCTGTTTCTGGACCGATTTTAAGTTATATCGGCCAAAGGCAAACAAATGATATGAACCGGGATTTAGCCCATAACGCTAATGTTATGAGTATGGAAGAATCTCTTCGTAATAGAGAATTCCAGCAAGCTAGTGCCGAAAGGCAAAATGATATGCAAGTTGCGCAGAATAGGGAATCAATGGGATTCCAAAATGAACAAGCTCTAAGGCAGATGGAATTTCAAGAAAGGATGTCATCTACTGCCTTTCAAAGAGGTGCAGCAGATCTTAAAGCAGCAGGGTTTAATCCCATGTTAGCTGCTATGGGGTCTAATGCTTCA